ACAAGTGCACCGGAACTGACCTTGGTTGATTTGCGACCAACCTTGTCAATTGCCCAAACCGAAACGTAATGCGTTTCAGCAGTTACCAAACCAGTGAAAGTGTATGTTTCAACACCCGGTTCAACTTCAGCCAAAACTTCACCTGCAACATCTGCTATAGGCAGAAGAGGAGCAGTACCAGCATCAGGACTCAGCACAATGGCAATCCTTTCGAGATCGACATTCACCGGATCAGTCCAGTCCACGGTGATCTCATTAGCAACCGCGACGCTATAGGTATCCCCTGTCACAGGACCACCATCAGCAATGTTACGAGTCTTAACAGCTTCATCAACATTGCAGTTTCCTGCACAGGCAACAGTTCCCGCACTCACATCATGATCCAAAGACTCATAACGGAAGTCAGGCAATGAAACGATTTCACCACCGAGTGTTCCGCAGTTTGGATCATTTTCAACGCGAACATTGACTGCATAAGGTTCACAGGGATCATCAGAAGCAGTCTGCCAATCATCTGCGTTACCCTCTGCTTTCAAGGCTTCTTCAACAGTCGGAACTGTGTCAGTAGTCTTGGAGGTGATGTAATCCCAAGTAAAACCAAAGGATACAGCCATCACTTCAGCATCAGCGTTACGAACAGTGTCCAAATTTCCACGATCTTTGATATATGTGCGAGGTTTTCTCTCACCATACGTCAAATTCCCTTCTCCGATCTTAATCTCAATCTCATGTGCCCCATTTCTATCGGAAATTATAAAGAGGCAGTTGTTAATGTTAATGACACCCATTTCTTAATTCTCCTTAATCAAAAAGGTCAATTCTGTAATGTGCTTCAACAGAAGCTTGCACCAAACGTGTTTTCGGATCAACAATACCGAAATGAGCTACTACAAGTCGTTCACCGCCGCTACCTGAAAGTAAATCCAAACAACCTATGAATGATTGGTCATCGGAAACCCCGTCACCTAGTTTATAAATAAATATTGGAAGCGTACCATCCAAGTATGTAGCACACAAACCAACATAATTATGAATTTTGTGATAATCTTTGTCATTCAAGACTGCCTGAACTAACAGATTAACTTCAATGTACGCTTCATAACTCCCCTTTGTCAAAGATTTAAACGTCGGACCGTCCATGCGAAACTCAAAGAAGTTCTGTAAGTCTCGCGTGTTGCGATTCTGGCCTTCAATATACATCGGAAAGGCTGTTGTTACAGCTGCATTCAAATGTTTACTAACTGAAGCAAAGATCCACCTTGGCCAATTTGCGTTCATACTGTGCGCCCCAAAAACAGGTTAAATGCGTGTATTGCACTATATAAGGACAGAACCTGAGCTGGCGTCAGTTTCGGTCCAACTGTTAATGTCATTACTTTGAATTTAGTAAAGTTGCTAGCTACCCCATTAATGTTAGAGGCACCCAAGAAAGATACTAAACTTGGTAAAACTTGAGTTCGTACACCAACGTTTGTGTCCTGTACAACACCGTTGATATATAGCTTTAAAGAATTATCAGCTTCTGAACTTATACAAATATGGCCTAAGTCAGTTGCGTCAATCTTAGAAACTATATCTGTATTAAGTCCACATGAGCCTAAAAACTCATCTGTATCAAAGTATAAGATTGCTTCACCTGCACCATCAGAGGCACCAGCAAAATCGCCAGTAACCAAGTCAACTTGCTGTAAGCCATCTCCGTATATTGACATATGCATATCATCGAAGTCAACTTCATCAAATAAGAAACCAGTATCAAGATACTGATCAACTCCAGCAAACTGTAATCCACCTCTTTTGCCAATCTCTGTGTATTCAGCTTCAGTAACATTGTAATTTGTTAAAGCAGTCCCTTGTCCAGAAGGGTGCCAAACACATTGCAGAGCGTTTGCCAACAAATCTCCACAGAAAGCGCACAGCATGAAATTTGCAGGTACACTGTATGCGAAAACATCTTTTACAATAGATCTGCCTAAATTATCAAGTGCCGCAAGCGTGTGCTCTTCTGCATTGAAATTAGATGCCTTAATAAAATCATCTACTTCTTTAACTCTCGAAACATTGTTCGAAAGCATTGCACAAATCACAATAGAACACTTGTATTCTTGATACACATGAACTTCTGAAACCTCATAGCGATTTCCAGCAAAAGTAATGTGATCATTCTGCGTGACAGTGAAGTTCTGAGGCAGTTTAGTGTGCTCAAGAATCATCCACCTTGTTGATTCATCAAAATAACCGCCATAAGTAAAGTTCTTATTAGTAGCAATGAAAGGAAGATCATAATTAAACTTCCTCACATCTCTTGACTGCAAAATTACAACCTTTGGTAGATAATACAGGTCAAAATCAACGAATTCTTTACCAGTTTCAACATTATCAACCTGACCTGTATAGTGGTAGAAAGTAACAGGCAGACCAAAACCAATAGTTAGTTGGTAAAGCACTTTCCTAATTTCATTTAGCCTGTTATTTAACTGCATTACTCAATTACCTTTAAACATGGTCTGGTTTCCAGCCTCTTAACAAGTCTTTCATTACTTTCGGACAATTTATCCATAACTTTTGTCGAACTGTTTAACGCAATCGTACTCTCTGCTACCATAGTTGTTAGAGTTGTCCTTTGAAACTCTTCCATACTCTCAACTCGTGTAATCAGGTCATCTTCCTTACGATTTTCGCGCTGCTCTTTGCGCCAATCTTTCCATAATATGAATGCTAAAAGTGCTACAGGTACACCAAAGCTCTTAGCAATCTCTAAAAACGCTTCCATAGCCTGTATCCTTTATAAAAGTGGGCTCGTCGAGCCCACCTAAGAGGTTAAGCAAACAGTAGAGCTCCAAGGTCTTCATTGAGAACTTTGACACCACAAAGCATATCAATGACAACCAACGTACCGCGACCTTTACCATCGTAGGACATGGTAACACGCACGGAAAAGCCGTTCAGGTTTGCAACATATGATCTGACTCCAGTTCCCGGATTAGGTGAAGCCAACGGCCTATTAACAAATGCAATAGCATTCTTGTTAAAGGCAAAGCCGTATTCACCAGCCGGACCGACACCAATTCTGGCATCATTCGCCAAAGCAACTTCGAGCGGACGATCCAAGAGAATCTCAGTCGTTGTCGGAGTTTCCAAGGCACCGTAAAGCTTACCAGTCGATGCAGCCAATGTACTGATCAGTTGACCATTCTTCGGCGCAACTGTGAAGCCGTCGATAACCATCTCTTCAGACCAGTTTGCAGAATACCCTGCGAGCAGGTTAATGTCACCCGGAACATAGGCAGTAATCACAGCAGTGTCAATGACAGCTGACTGCAATCCAGGCCAGATATTCATGGTAGTCATTGCACCAGCAGTATCAGCACCACCAGTAATCTTCTGTGGGGTCATATCGCCCGCGATTGTGACCCAGCCACCTTCAAGATCAGCTACAGGAGACGTAAAAGTATCTACGGTCAAAGCCGTATCCCCAGCAGCATAACCACCGACATTGTTAATAGCACCAGCTTCAGTAGTGTTACCAGCAGCAATTGAGGGGGCATTTTGAGTCGTAAAAATGTCAAAGCCAAACTTACGACCAAGATAACCTTCGCGCATTGCTTCGCCCATGTCATCAGTGATTTGCGCCTGAACAAAATTATCGACCTTCAGGAGCTGACCTTCCATATTGGGGGAGATAATTAAGCGACGATTATTGGTCGGTATCTTGAGGTTGGTCATGAGTTCTTTAAGATCGACCAGAGGAGTCGTATTGGTCATAGCGGTGGACAATTTACCAGTCGCTTTGCCATCACCCCAAAACTGATACATCTGACTCATGATGATACGGTCGACGCCCTGAGCCAATGCAATCATGGCAGGAGTCAAGTACCATTCAACCAGATTAACCAACGACATGCTCGCTTCATCATCATAGATCATGAAACTAACATCAGGCAACTGGTTCAAAACGACAGGCACCGTGTCACTGTCGGCATCCTGAACAGTTACATCATTGCCAGAATGCTTACGACCCATTACAAAGTCGCGAGGACGCTGCGCATTAACAGTATCGCCCATTTTGGCAATAGCTTGCTCAAAGTCACGATGCACCAGATTTGCCATAACCATGTTGTTTTGCAGAATCATCAAAGCTTCTGCAACCCAAATTTCAGGTACTAGAGATTCATTCTCATTGGTGTGTGCAGGTTTGATAATATACACACTCTTTCTCGGTTTGCTGTAAAAACAATTAACCATCTTCATGTTACGAATCCTTTCAAAAAGTAATTTTACCTTCTTTACGCGCTTTTGCCCAAGCAGCAGGGTCTTTGGCTAACTCCTTTAAGTCAACCTTCCCACTACTATTCCTATTTTGGAGACCTAGACCACCTACGCCTTCGCCTTTGAATAAATTAAGGTACCTGTCTATGTCTCGCATTTTCTTGACTGCCTCTGCAGGTGTCAACTCAAGAGTAATAGGCTTTTTGTCTTTAATATCCTTAAAGGTTACTTTGGGAATCATTTCACCAGTAGGTTTGCCTTCATCATCAAGAGCTTCAACCAACCGAGTTGAAGGGCGTAATATAGCAAGAATCTGTTCTGGAGAGTAAGCATCATTTTCAGCTGCTGCATCAACCAGAGAGCGTGCGATTGTAGATTCAGTGAATCTATGCTGCCAGCTATCACGCTCACTTGTTAAAACTCCAACAGCTTCTTTGTGCTGCTTCTCCAATTTTGTCATTCTGTCTTTTGCTAATTCTTCCTTTGTTAAAAGGTTTTTCTGTACTTCCTGTAACCTTTCTTCCAATTCAGTACGTTCCTGTGCAGTCATGCTGGACTTTGACTTAAGCGCGTCAAATTCTGACATGAGCTTAGTCACAGCACTCTGATGCTTCCTACGATCCTTTGCAAGAATGGCATTAACATGCTCTTGAGAAAAGTTTCCGTCAATAGGTTTAATGCCTTCTAACAAGTCAGGATCAAGATCAACAGGTGGATCTACTGGTGGAAGCACATCACCTTCAGCATAATACGTTTTCCAAACTTTCTGAAACCAATTCTTCTTCTCGAACATAATACAACTCCTTTACGTTGCCCTACTTAAGGTTATTTCCGAAGCATCCAGCAAATAAGGTTTTAAATATCTCCAAGCTGTTGCACTTGGAATACCTGCTGCAATGTACGGAAGAACACTATCCTTGTCGTAGGTTGACCTAACACTAGAAAACCCTTGGCTGACAACAGCCAAGTTATCAAAGTCTAAATCTGTATCTCTGCCATCAAGCAAAGCTAAAGTAATATAACAACAAGCCCATTCAATATCCTCAGGTACATCAGTGTCACCCCCGCGAGGAAATTCATTGTCTTGTGTATCTGCTGTTTTGTCACCTTTATAAGCAAGCCTATCAATGCTTCGTGTAGCAATCTTAAGTGCTTTAATTCTATTGGGTTCTGAAGCCAAATCCCAACCCTCAGAATTCAGAATCTCATCAAAGTAATTTTGTGCTTGAGCTGTAGTTAAGTAAGCTGTTGTCATCAATTAGCACCTCCACGTACTTTCTTTCCAGAACCTTCTATATTCTGCGAGCGATCTTGTGCAAGTTCTTTTTCTCCTTCAGCTTCCTTAGTCGGATCAGCTGACAGATCACCCACGCCACGCGCCCCTGGAGCCTCCAAGTCTGCCACGCCCGCTTGATTCGCCTTACTTTGAGCAAGGGCGACTGCAGCCGCACGTTTAGCTCTATCTTTCCCAGCTTCCTCAACTTGGCCATCGGGGTATCCTCGTGCAGTACTAGCTAATTCAGCACCTAAAAGACCATTTTCCATATCTTCTGTAATGACCTTAGGATCAATAACTATTACTTCTGCTGAATCTAATTCTTGAAGAATCTTATCCTTGGATTCACTGCTCATCTTTGAGCCCATTACAAGATCAGCAATACGTTTTGTAGCTTCCCTCTGGAATGTTTTAGATGGCATCTTTGGAAGTAAGTCAGAAAGGTCATCAGCTTCTTTTCTGCGATCTTCATCAGAAATCAAATAGAAACGATCAGGATACTCTACAATAGCAGACTTTTTCTTGCTGCCATTGTAAAGATTCCAAATTTTCGCAATCTCATTTTCACCTGCTTCAAGTACCATCGCTACAAATGAAAGACCGGCTTCAGGAGAAAGTACATCTTGACCAGTACCAACAACTGCAAGGTTAATACCCATCAAAACTTCAATGTCTTTCTCAAGCTTCCTTTGTTTCTCCATACTAATAGCCAAAGGTTCAGGCGATGGATTGATAAATCCAGGTCTTTCCAAACCTTTATCATACCGACGACCTTTTGTTACGCCTACTTTAATTTGTTTATCGACATTCTCTTTAGCTCCTGCAGCAGTTCCTGCAGTATCTTCTGCTGCATCTGAACCATCTTTAATGTGTGGCATAGTAGTTATTGCATTAAATTGCTCAGTATAAAATGGGAAGTTAGCCTTAAGCGAATAGGACATATCTGACGAACCAAGATTTGTCAAAGCAACTTGATAATCCGCAACGTCCTGAAGTAAAGATTGAGAAAGTTCAAAGAATACAAATGGTATTCTTGGAATCTCTAAAACAGTTTCTTCAAGAAGTACACCTTTAGCATCTAATAAAACTGCAGATACACCTGCACCATCCGGAAGTAAACGTAAATACCTATATTGTTCCTTTATCCCCATTATTAAGCCAGAGTCTAATTCAATGTCATCTACTGCATCAACCAAAAGAACAGCCGTAAGCTCATTCTTTTCATTAACTGACCAAGACTTAATATACTCCGTTGAATAGGGGTATAGATACGGAGAAGAACCTTTAGTATCAGCCAGCGTAGTGGAGTCATGCAAAGGATCCTTATCTACATATACACCAACGCGTTTCATAACTAGCAACTCTTCAACTAAATACTTAGCTACAAAAGTATTCATGGAAAGACCTGCACCATTAACACCAAAGTTAAGTCCAGTCACTGCATTTTGATAGCTAGCTGAACCTCCAGACCTTTTAATGTCACTGAAACGCTGAAACATTGCGTTCTTAATTTTAAACAGGTTTGATTTAACATACGCAGCACAATAGGAAATGGCTTTACGTTCTGCAAACTCAGGAGCAGTTTCCCGTGAAGAAAACTGCACAAGATACTTCTCAATAAATGCTGGGCCACCTTCCATTACATCGCGGAACTTCTGCCACTGAGAAGCCATGTATGTGTAGTCAGGGTGCTCAATTGTGATTAACTTTGTATAATCCATTAAATTTCCTCTACGTCTTGGTTACCATTAACATTCCCAACCAAGGCTAAAGCAATTTCTGAATAGGTACGAGCATGTGCGTAGTGGTCATCATTGCCACCATTTACATACCGACCTATCGGATTGCCATTCATGTCCTGCTTATAGATGCGCGCAGGCACTTTAATATGATCCTTATACTCTCTGTCTGCATCATAAGGCAGTAAAATTGAACCTTTACGAAAACGTCCTAAACTAACATCCATCCAAGAAGTTCTGTCCACGGAGACGGTATTAATCTTCTCATCTTGAGTTGAACGAAGTTCACGCCCGCTCACGCCATTAACATAGAAGCAAAGTTTCACGTGACCATAAAAACGAGAAGCAAAATTAGAAGCTACCCGTCTCTCTGGATTACCGTCAATAACACAAAAGACTACACGAAACCTTCGCATGAGTTCATCAAGTTCTAAGGGTTCTTTTACCTTGCCCTGAGTAAGAACCTTGGCTACAGTGCTCGCATTGATATCAATTAAAGAAGCATCTTTAACAAACCATTGAACTATCTCATAATGAAAAAATGTGCCCACATCAACGCCCATTGTCACAATCTGCGGTTCTGAAAACCTATCAAACTTCTTATAACCTTTTGTACAATCCTCTATATCGGCTTCCGTTACCTGTGCGCCTTTGACGACATGCGGCAAACCAAGTTTGGAATTCCAGAATTCCTGCTCTACGGTAAGATCTGTAAGACTCTTCAGATATTTCTGTGCAATTTGATAAGGTGCAATTGTCATAGAATAAAGTTGATTAACATGGAAGCCACGACTCAACCTACCAGCGTGGGTAACTTCCCAAAATCCTTTACCGAGCCATTCAGGTTTTGTTTCGTGCTCAAGTTTTGTGCCACATTCTTTACAAATATAGTGAGAATCCAAGATCTGCTCATCTTGATGCTCGTCTGCCGTAATAACCAAACATTCTGGAAATACAAGCTCCGTAATTCTACTACAGTGGGGACAAGGAAACATGAAGTGTTCTTGCGAAGACGCTTTGTATTCCTTGTTGATCCCGAAATTCTCCATCGTCGGAGTGGAAATCTTGATCGTCTGCTGTACCAACTGCCCTGATTTACGCTCTTCAGCAAGTTCCACGTTATCTTGATCAAACTCGTCAAGTTCATCTTGAATAAGTAGTCCAGCTGGAACCGATTTCATTTGAGAACGTGAGCGCGAGCCACGTATATAAAGGTTAACGCCACCCGCGCGCTTGTGACCTGTGTTTGATACGTCTGAGAACAACCTTCTCAAGTGCGTGGAGGCTTCAAGAGCCGCGTCAAAACGGTCACTTGAAAAGTCAGTGGCATCAGGTTTCTGCGTTGGAAGAGTGTAGAGTACCGAGACCTTGAGAACGTCAATAAAGTAAAATGCTTTGTTCAAGCCAACCTCGGTATAACCCATCTGAGCAGACTTCTGCCCGACTATTAAGTCGGCAGTACAGTTATGCATCTCCTTCGACCAAGGATGATGCTTGAAAGTCCATCTTCCCGGATATGGCGTACCCATGACACGGTAAAGCAGTGCCCAATCAGCGCAAGTACTAATGGATTCGCGCTTAAGCGTACTAATCATCTGCTTGTAAAAAGCATTTTTAAGCTTCGTCGTCGTCATCGAGATCCTTGTCAACAAAAGTTGCCGTAATCAAGTCACCGATCTTGTTAATCACTGTCTCAACAAGAATCGGATCTTTAAGTTCCTCAGTAATAATCGTGGACAAGCCAGCTGCCATCTGCAATAATGCTTGTTTATCAAGCATCTGACCAAGCTGCATATCCAACTTCGTCATGGAGCTAACCACCTTCTCGATCTTCATTACCATATCCGCAATAAACTGCGAGTTGAGGACCAAATCAGTTTCGTCAGTAATCTGATTTAACCTCTCCTCAAGGATCATCCTCAGAATACCGACCTCTTCTTTCAAGCTCTTAATTGCCGATGAATCTGACATGCGATCAAGCTTGGCCTGAAACTTCTTCAATTGATAGTTTTTGTAACCCTGCTTCACCAGTCGTTGTTCCGCTTGTACGCCACCATGAATTGCACAGTACTTCGTACCTGGAACCGACTTGTTATAACACTGATCTCCCATCAACATACCTAAGCAGCGCTCTGGATCATCTTCACGCTCTATCCTCTTAATATCTGCCATATTAGTTGCTCCTGGTTTTTCGGCTTCAAAGTTGCAGCATACAATTATCTTGCCTACACCATACATAATGGCACTTTGTGTTAATCAGGAAAATAATTGTCTATACTTTAGGATATTATTTCGCCGACCGGAAAGTGGAAGCAAGATTTTTTTCAAAAATTATTTTTCCAGAAAATTATTTTTCCAGACCAGAGATTATTTTTTCAAAAATTATTTTTTCAAAAATTATTTTTTCAGACCGGAAAAACCGGAGATTAGATTATTGGTCTAGGTAATACAAGGTACGTATAATAAGTATAGACAATGTTCGATATCTAACCCACCCTAGCATATTATACTCCGAATAAAATTAGGTTATTGATATCAATATCCTAACAATTCCAGGATAATATATCATATTGATATCATTCTACCTTCAAAACAATGTGATATAAACATATATACAACTTGTTGCATTCTGCGAGAATTCAACGCTAGAAAGAAATAGGATAAAAGATACGTCCAAACATTAAAACTCGTCAGGATGGATTGTATGCCGTTTCTATGGCATAGCTTCTTGAGTATAATGAAACTATTTGCAATCTTTTTTATTTTGTGCATTGACATATGAGATAGTGAGGCTATAATCCTATTAGATATTTAACATTCATATAATTGAATACGAAAAGCGTATCAATTGCAACTAATAGAATGAATTTTAGTTTTCTCATTATCCTATATAATGGAGAAAACTAAAATGCATACAGACGAAAAAGATTTTTTCAACAAGTATTTTCTCGCACGTTTGAACGGTGATTCCCAAAGAACTATCTTTCAAACGTATATATATCTTTTATTGGCATTAATCCAAAATAAGATAATCAATACCGTAGATAGCGTGAGAAATACTTTCCGAGCATGGAAAACTGATGCAACGGAAGAAAATCAGAGAAGATTTTTCATCGCATTGTTACAGAATAAAACGGGATACATTCAATGGATTAATCAAATCTGTAACATTGCTAGTACGGTCAAAGACATTGACGGAGGTATAGCACATATGCTATACAACGGAGTTATGGACGGCGATATTGACAAAAACAATATCCTAACATTGAATCAATATAAACGGGATAATCTCGCCACTATTGACCAGCACTATGTAGTTGAATGGTTCGACAAGATGAAAAATACGCCTAAAATGCGGCGTTCTAATTCAAGACAAATTCAGATTGATGTCCCGGACATTGAGATTTAATCTTATCATGTGATAAGATTTTCAATCAAAACCGGATAATGGGAAAACTAAAATTCATTCGCACTAGATAGGAGAAAAGCTATGTTGACAATCCGTATTCACGATGAATTCATTATTCATCCATGTAAATTTCCTCGTAGAGCATACCCACGTGGGTATTCGCAATGTTGGAACATTCTCGCAAGAATAGCTAAAAAACATCCAACTTTTATATTTTGGCTATACGATCCTATGACAGTATCCTGCTAAAGTCCTACCAGTCGGCCTGCCACCAGAGCCACACGAAAGTGTGGCTTTCCTTTTTGCCCCAAAAAGCCAGGCCTTAGCCTACCAGAAGGTACCAGAAGGTATCAAAAGTTTTGTGCGGTAAACCAAAATAATTCTGTCACCGCACAATTTTT